TAGACCATTCATGCGTTTTAATTCCCGGTACTTTTGAGTTATCAAACGAGAACGTGAAATGGTTTAACTTATTGTATATATCATGTTGATTTATTACCTTAGTATCGACGTATGACGGGTTATAGCTTGAGTGCAGGTTGTGATGTGTCACAGCTACCTTATGATAATCTGCTGGCGGAAAGATTCCATTATTGCTAACGGCGCTTTGAAATGTAGTAAGGTCTTTTTTTGCAACAGCAAGAATATATTTACAAGTATCTACAACGCCATTATCATCAGTATCATCAATCACTAAGTTGTATGTGAATTGAGAAAGCCAAGGGTTTGCTGCAGAAGTAAGTGCATTTAGTTCAGTTTCAACAAGAGTCCATTTTGTAATATCAGTAATAGAATCTGGGTAATTTATCACAGTGTACGTATCAGTAACTCCATTTCCGGTTGCAACTATCCTGGTTTTGTAATTTGAACCTGGCTGGCCTGAACTACCATACACAAAATCTATCTTAAACGCAGCTAGCATGTCACTACCAACCCGCGTCATGTCCCAAGACATAGTCTCTCCGTCATTCCAATCGTGCTTTTTCATATTCTTATATGCATAAGGTCCTGCAGTTTCAGAAAAACCACTAGTGCTTGTAGTATCTTCTTGTCTTACTACAGTAGAGTGTTGCCAGTTATTATCGCTATTTGCATAGTTTGCCCTATCCAATGTAAGGTAATATGAGCCTACAAAATCTTGAGCTTCTAATGTATTTTCAGCAGCAGTATCCCAGTCTGCTCCCGCAGTCGACCACAAGTACTTATGGTACCCGTTCCAATTTAATACAGGAGACTTTGATTGTGTAATGCCATATGTTTCAACCTCTTTAGATTTTACCTCTATCGCATCTTTATCAAACTTAACGCTACGAACATTATACAAATCATAGAAAGCAAGCTCAACACTATATTTACCAGTGTATGGTAGTGTTAATAGAAATTCACGGTAGCCTTTAGGGTTTGGTGTGTTACCTGGATTAGCGTCATCTACATCATTTGAGATAGGACCTCTAAATGTTCTATCGTATCCATTAGGTCCTATTAACCTCCATTCGATCTCATATATATTTTTGTGCCACCACTTGTCCCATGTAAAACTGTTAGTAAAAGGAATCCAATTCGTTCCGTCAAAATATAATTGAGCATATACACCGCTTGTATTTTGTAACACGAGTTGGCCAATTTCTGAATTTGCTGAAGTTGGTAATGAGCTTGATGCTAGAATTCCATGGGTAATGTCCATTCCATCATTAGCATCATCGTATGTTGCTTTACAATCCTCCCATGTATCTTTAAATGAATTAACCTTTAATATGATTGGACATCCTACCGGTATGTCTAAATCTGAAAATGTAGACATATCAGTCTCCTCATACACGCCATAAAAAGATTTAATCGATGCTTTTGTAGTCGGCCAATTCGCGCCCGATGCCGTTTGCTCGAGTTCTTTAAAATCTTGTCCTTTTCCTGTTAGGTATTGGCTTACTTTTCTTAAGTCTTCTAAATAAAGGCCTCTATCTGGAAAAACTTCATATCCAACATCTACACCTTCATTTACTGTTGAAATATTCTGTTGATTATTCCATGTATTTATATTAAATTGAGAAAAGTAATCCGCCTCTCCGACAATGTCTACAATCTTGGCTTGCATAGGGATATAGCTCTTTTGCAACCTATTTTTAAGACCATATAATTTAATTAAAACCTCATCGGGTGAAAAGTCGAGTGCCTCTTTAACCTTAGGGATGTCCCATTCATCGTACTCTCCAGTAGCATTATTTAGCCTATATACTAATGAAAATCTCGAAGTCTTTTTTAGATTCGAGTTTGGAAGTTGGCTTGTTGAATTTTTAGCGGCTAAGAATCCTTTAACATCTTGATTTGGAATAGCAACTGCTTTTAATTTACCGAAGTTTTCAGCAGTTTCATTTATATTTAACCAATATTCAGTAAGAGTTATATTCTCGTAACCAAAATATTTTATAGCATTTAAAAGAGCCTTATACGTACCAATAAATGGTTTAATATTTGCAGCCTCTAAAAGAAGTTCTCTTCTCTTTCTATTTATAAGTTTCCAATCTGGACTTGACTCTCTAATATCAGCATCTTCAAATACAAAGTGATCAGTCGGCGAAAGTGACATGCCAATATTTGAAAGTAATGTCTCTAATCTCTCGTCCTCACCAACAGTTTCACCATATACTCTAATTGTAGCAATATTGTTTACTATTGTGCCAGTAGCATTTATCTCATTTATTAGCAATGTCCTTTTATGATACGTCTCTTCATCAGATTTTAAAGCGACATTTATTTGGATTGGCTCGCTCTTTAAAGAGCTTGAAACTATACGAAAACCATCTGAGTTTGTTGTGCTAGAAGTCGATGACGCTAATCTTGTTTTAAGTTGAGACTTATCCGTTTTGATATATAGTTCTCCATCTTCCATGGCCGAACTGTATAGTATTATATTTTCGCTAGAATCATATTCATTTTGAAAGCTAACCTGAATATTATTATTAGCAGAGGATGTCTCAGCAAGAGGAGTAACATATTTGGTTTCACCCAAGCTACCAATAGTTTCTTGCAATATATAAACCGTTAAGGTTTCATAAAGACCTGTAGAAACTTCAGGTAAATATACAATACCCTGCCATGTCTCTCCAGTCGAGTCATATGTTAGATTCAGCTCATCTGAATTACTATCAAAGAATTTAAGATTTGAATACTTAGCCATTATCTAACGTTTTTATAGTCTTTTTTTACGGTGAAAGATTTGAACACCTTTACTGAATTTACTCCGTCGACCCAGTTAGCAACAACAAACTGAATATAAGATATGAAATCAAACATCTGATTGTTTCTAAAAATATGCGACGATAATGCATTCTTAAGTATATTTGTTCTGTAATTATTAGGAAGATGCTTCCTGTTATCAGCAACAGTATCAGTTATTTGGTATACTTTTGAACGCCTACTTTTAAATAAATTATCGGTTAACTTAGCCATTATATGCTTTTTCTATTTTTTGACTGTATCTTTCGGAATGTTGTATTAGGTACAGAAGGCTCATCAAAGTAAACTGAAAGAGCTCCCATTTCTCCAAGAACTGCTTTATCATCCACTATAATACCATCCCTATCTAACCAGCCGCCTCTAAACAGGGCAACCTCGTCTTTTTCTAATAGAATATCTCCAAATGAATCTAAGTTTATAACATTTTCTGGTAGTGCAGCTCCAGGTTCAAAATTAATGATTCTTGAACTGACCGTTCTTTTAAAGAATACAAACTTTTGTTTTCCATTACCTATGCCTTCAAGCACTGGGGTTGACGGAGTAACTGTAACAGTTTCAGAAGTATAATATCCGTTTCTCCTAACCTCTTCTTCAGCCTTACTTGTAAATCTGACGTTTACAGAATCTATACCTTCAACACCCTCTAAAATAGCAACAATGTCGGATTTTGGTAATCTATCTCTTCTAGTTATATTAATCAAGTAATCAGAAATGCTAGATCTTATATTGTTAAAAATAGTATGCTTGTCATATCCTTCAAAATACCTTACCTTAATATCCATTCTAAAATATTGAGGGGATGGTTGAACAATCTTAACTTCTGATGTAAGCATTTGTCTACCTGATTTTTCAAGTAAACTTAATATTGAATTGTTTTCCTCTGCGCTAAAGAAGAATTCATCTGGTTCAAAACTAAAATAATCCTTGTTTCCACTTATCTTGCGCTTAACATCAGGTAACATAAATAGGTATATTACATTGTCATCATCTAAATAGCCATCATCTGTAGTATTGTACGCGTCTAAATAAGAGAACATACCATACTTGGCTAAAAATGCCTCATAATTATCAGGCGTTGCTAGTACAAAAGAGTGTGATTGTAGGGGTGCGATAAGTTTTGTAAGCTCTATACTTTCTGGATTTGAACCCAGCATAGGAGCAACAGATACATCAGCAACCATAAGTTCATTTAGGTCATATGAGTTTCCAACGCTATCAAATCCTTCCTCAACAAACTTAAACGTCAAGTTTTTATGATTAACTAGATTGCCATTAGCTCCTTCAGTTGTAACATAAGTTATCTCTATAGAACTTCCAGAAGGCGGAACATTACCAAAACTTCCATTTCCAAAATAAACATCTAATCCACCAGTTATACCAGTTTTAACTATAAATCCGTTAGTACTTACCTTCATATCATATATAGAATCAAACTTCTCCCAAGGCAGCCCGTTTACCGAAACTTTTACTGCGTTATGATCTGTATTTGCCTTTGTTATAATGTTAAATGATTGAAACTTTTCACCGGTACCGGTTACTGTCTGTGATTCCATAGTTCCTTGTATTATAGGAATTCTTATTTCTGTGTTTGAATCTTTCGCTATTCTAAATTTATCTGAGTTTGTTAGCATTGTATATTTTAAACCGTTAGCCTCCATCTTAATCATAGAATTTGGTAATATATTTATAGCATCACCAGCAACCTCATCGAGCGATGATGGATTTAATCTAATCTTGATTTCTCCAGTAGCTGAAGAACCTCTAAACGGATCATGGCCAGCCAGCCTAGATAAACCATAAACAGATTCTTTATGCTGTGCCGTTAATATGTTTTGCTCTACCATAGCATTTTCAATATAGTAGAAAATAAATGTTGTAAGTTCGTTTAACACGTTTAGTATCTGTGCAAACGGAGATGCTGAGGTAAATAGAGTGCCTGCTCTATCATACACCCTACTGATAAATGATTGTGTATCATCTATCATTTCAACTGTCTTGATTCTAGACTTTTCTAAAAATTTGAATTCTGCCATTTTAATTTCTTAATAATTTATATATAGAGGCCAACTTGATATCTAGAATCAACTACGATACTAATAAATACTAAGTGCCTGTCAACCTCATCAGTAAAATCAACAGTTACATCTACTTTATATTTTTTTGATAGTGGTACAAATCTTGAGATAGCATCCTTAACTACACCCACCAACATATTGTCATTATATCTAAACGAATATACATAATCATCTAAATTTAAACCAAAGGCAGGATCTCCAAGAACCGAACCCTTTGTTGTAAATAATAAAGTCTCTATTTGAATCAATATCTCCGAAATATCTCCATCAATTTCCATCTGACTTATATCAAATCTAGGGTCTCCATCTTTCTTTATGTAAAATTCCATATAACTATATATCCTATTTATGAGTGCATCATCCAGTCAGTTCCTTCATCAAATGCTATTTCTTCTATTATTGTTTCAAGTTCAGACTCTCCAAGACTTTGGATAGCATCTGCATTTACAGAAACATTACCTGGTAATTGAAACTCAAAAATATTTAATTTATTACCTAAAGAAATCTTAACCTTTGCGGCAACATATCTAAAGAATAGCTCATCTTCATATAATGCGCAGTCTGGAATAGTTTCATAAACCTCCAAAATAACATCAGTCGTTGGTGTTTCACCAGTAAACCTTAAAGCTCTATTAAGTCTATTATAATCGAAGCTATATGGGTTATTTAATATTTGTCTAGCCAAATCAAAGAATTTCTGGTTAATGACGTAATATTCTAAAGCCTCTGCAGAACTGGCAGTTCCAGCGTTACCATACATATTTGCCGCAAACATTCTTTCTACTGAAAAATCTCCTTCAGTAAAATTAATGTCACCGCTTAAGCTGCTTGCATTTGTCTTATGGACTCCAAATATAGAATATATGCCTTCTGGCATATTTATAGTTCTTGATGCTTTAAAATATGTTGTACTGAAGGCAGCCTTAGGAATCACAAGGAAATTCTCTTGAACAGAGTACTCATATTTTTTATAGAACCATTTTCTGGCTCTTTTAATTATGTTTGTAACCTCTGCAGTAGGAAGATGCATAGGAATCATACATGACCCTGTGATTTCATCAGCCAACTCCTGTACAAAGTCACCTATACACGTACCTCCGAAATTATGTTCCGTTATCATACCGCTAGCACCTCCTAAAAATATATTACTCATCTCTTTTTATTATTTTATACCTCAACATACCTGAGTTTCTCAGTGCCGTCAAATCTTGCTCTTTTTTTATCATAAGTACCTTCTCTGAAAATACCTTTTATCATTTTACCTTTAAATATTCCTTTACCATATACATAACAGTCTTTAGCTGTCGAATTAACGCTGACGTAGCAACTTTTAAGTTTTGTCGAAGATATTTTGGCGCTATTGTAGAAATTACAACCAAGAACATCTGAGCCATCAAGGTTACCCCCAAATATATCGCAATTAGCCAACTCTCCTCTAATATCGCAATTAATAAAATCATAGCCATCAAGCTCGACACAATACGAAAGTTCTCCATCATTGACTTGAACCCTACCAGTATCAGTGTCATAGTTTATATGTCCCTTTTTAAGAGCTCCATGAGTAAACAATCTTAGTACTCTTTTTTGGATGTTAGCCCAATGAAGGTCTATTATCTGTTTATCCTTATGCAAGTCTACTGTGAAATCAACATTCTTCCATTTCTTCTCTATGACGCTGCTATCAAGCCTAGCATCTATAATTCTTCTATTATTAGATAAAATCCTTTTAAGTTCTATAGCATTAGTTCCGCTAAACCATTTATCCTCAGTACTTTTCCATAATTGAACTAAGAACGAATCTAATAAATGCAATACCTTAGCTGTTTTCTTTTCCCAATCCTTACCGCCAATGTATCTAAACTCAAGATAATTGCTTGTTCTTTTCTCAAAGTTTACACCATAGTATTTTGAATTAGGGAATGTGAAATTATTTTCGTCAATTAAACCACCATCAATATTAAATGTTTCAGAATTTGGAATTACAAACTTAATTGATTTAGCGTATGCTGAATTTTCTCTTTTTGGAAATAAATCAAATACAACGTCTTCATCAAAGTCTAATATAAACTTAAGAACATTCATGTTAATAATTCTCCTGCTATTGTTTGTTTTGTCAGGATCAAATGAAAGATTTAAGTGGATTGATGACATGTCGTTTGTAAAGCCATTATCTTTAATCCATTGACAAACTCGTATAATCATAAGTCTAGCAGTCTTATAATCCTGGGCACCGGTGACAAGCTCCATAAGCTTCTCTCCTCCACTCATATCAGGTTCTATCTTAAACTCTTCTTCAGTAGGAACAAAATCGCTATGTGCCTTATCCTCAACTCTAACCTTTTTAGAAAGTAAAGTTGCAAGTTCTCTTGCTGTAGTTTTAATGTCCTTGTTCGAATAAAATTCAAACTCTACACCAACCCTGCATTTAGATAATATTTCAGCGTCTTTAAATCGATTCATTTGAGTTTATATAACTTGAGTTGGTTTATATATCTTAGTTTTTGAACATAAAAAATCCCGCTCTTTCGAACGGGATTAAATTATTATAAGACGAAGTGTATACTATAAACTACTTGCCTACTTTAGCAGCAACCTTCTTAGCAATAGCATCCTTTGCAGCATCAGTTGCAACATCAGTAGCAATCTTAGCCAGCGCGTTTTCAACTAATTCTTTAGCAGCTCCCATAAACCCTTCAGACGTATGTGAATCATCGTCATCAGCATGATAGACGTCAGCAGAAGCTGAAATCAAACCAACTAATTCTTTAGGCTCAGGTACTAAACCTTCGTTATACTTTTCCGATACCTTACTGGCAATTGCCGAAGCCGCTGCTTGTCTTGCAGCCATCGCTACTAGTGGAGCTATTTCATCTACCTTGCCGGTTGATTTAAGCTCTTCTCTAATGATTTCTCTTAATTTTTGTTCTGTGAGTTTCATGTTTTAATAATTTTGTTTTGTTTATTGTTAATCTATATATCTATTATAATTCCATAAAAACCTTACGAGTCTCCTCATCGATTCTCGTGACTGTGACTGTGATGTCTTCTCCTTTATTTAAACTATTCAAATCAAATCCTTCAGGGAATTCAGACACATGCAGTAAACCTACAAGGCCTTCTCCAATATCAACAAAGGCGCCATAATCTTTTACAGATCTGATCTTTCCAGTTATGTCAATTGGTGTTTTAAACCTCTCTGACGCGTTGTACCATGGATCGCTAACAGGCTCCACTGGTTTTTGAGACAGTGTAATCTTATTTTCAGATATAATTTTCTTAATAAAGAATTCAATCTCTTCTCCAGGCTTAACATCTCTAGAACGATGTCTCTTTGTTGTTTCCTCATCTAAATCGTTTATGTGAATCATACCAGTTAAGCACTCGTTAAACTCGCAGAATACTCCAAACTTAGCAGATCCAGTAACAATACCTCTAACAACCACACCATTTTCATATTCTTGTATTTCAGCAATTTTAGTAGGAATCATAGCCTTTAAATACTCTCTATGAGAAACGACAATGGTCCCTCTTTCTGGAGAGTAGTTCATGGGAACGACATACATTTCAGTGTCTAATATAGACTCGAAGTCATGTAGTTTATTAATTCCAGCCAAAGAACCTGGCATAAAGCACTCTATACCCTGTATCTCTACAATATAACCTCCACCTGGAATCAAGCTTTTTACAGTAGCATTATACGCAGTTTTAGAATTCTCTACGCTATCAAGTATCTCATCAAATATCGCTCGCTTAAAACCAGCTTCAATAGAACCTAATATGTACTTTTTCTGTTTAGAACCGCTAGACTCTATGATTTGCACGTTAACCTTCTCGCCAACTTTGAGTAATTCCTTGTACTCTTCTGATTCTTTTGCCATATCAATATATACGTCATCTCTAGCTCCAATGTTAATTCTACACCACTCAACGTCAATAGAACTTACAGTTCCTTCATACGACTTGTTTAGTCGAACGTCGATTACTCTGCTGCGCTCACTAAAATCTTGGTCATACAGCTTTGCTGCTTCTTTGGCGTATGGTTCGGTACAATATAACTTTATACCATTGTTTGCTTTTGTATTGCTACGCCTTGCTGATGGACAATCTGCTTCGTGCGCTGCCCAGTCGAAATCTGGGTCGGGTGTGTTGTAATCTACAACGGTTTCCTTTGACATTTTTTGTTTTTTTAAGGGTTATTTAATTTGTAATATCGTAGTATATATATCTAATTTTTAGAAGACATTTGGCACAAAACCAATCATAGGTATATATGGAACGAATGGAACTGGAATACCTCCTAAGTAAATAAACTTGAGAGACATTAGGTGTCTGGCATATGCTAATGAAAGAGCAGTCGCAACCATTTGTCCAGCCTCTCGTTTATTATTAGAATCTTTACCCGCGTTTAATGCCTTTCTAATTCCCTCTGCCAACTTCTTTTTATTACCCCAATATACTGGAATATATTTACCAAGCAGAGGACTTGATGATACACATGGGGGTGCGGGTGGCATCGTGGACATTGGCTGCTCAGCAGTAGACTTCCAATAATCTATGGTAGCCTCTGCAAGTAATTCATATGGATCCTCTCCAGCATCTCCGCTTTCAATTCCAGCAAGAGCATCCACAGTTCTCTGTCTAGTAAACATATAAGGCGCTCCTCTATTTTTTTTACTAACAACATCGTCAGCACTTTGAACGTCTTCAACCTTGCCCCACTTATTTTTAAGTTCAGCATTAATATATAGACTCTCTACTAAACCAGCATCCCAATCCGAAGATGTTGTTAAACCTGGTTTACCTGAAAAATATGTTATAAATTCTTTTGTCATAATAGGAGAAACTATATAGTCATCAGAATCGTTATCTTCGTCAAACTCCTCCTGAACCACTCTAATTCTAAAATCTTTTGCACCTATATTATATTCCATATTAGGTGGTAGTCCACTAGCAGCACCATATATTTCAGTAACTGTTTCTAATTCATACGATACTCTAAGTTTTTCAAGCGTTTTAGACTTTACGCTATCGATAAGAGATTCTGCATCATACCCATTAGCAGCAATAGAATCTAACAATTTCTCCTTGAAAGCTATTCTTCTATTATTAAGACTTGTGTTTTCTGTAGATGTTTGCCAAGAATTAAAGCTGGAAATCCAGTGATACATATCTTCACGTTTACTTCCGCTGCCTTCTAAGAGAAAAGAGAATAAAATCCTATTTGATATTATATTAGATAACTCCTCTATTGTTTCACCTCCATTTAAACGAAACTCAAAATATTTATATGTATATAAATCATAGGTAGAACTATATTCATTTAAAAATATAGCCATTTCTTCAGGGTCTATTACAGGTTCAGGTACTTCAGTAGTATCAGGATCTGCATACTCTGGATCTGGTTCAGCTGGGCTTGGATTGCTTGGATCGCTTTTCTTGCCACTAAACGCTATTTCTTTTCCAGAAGAATCTACTTGATTATTATTTGGAATATCTGGTTGTGTATCGCGTGCGCCATCGCCTGTAGTGTCTTCACCAAGAAGTCTTTTAAATTGTGCCTTATATGAATCAACTAGCGGGTTTATGAGTCCAGCTTCGTGGGATTGTCCATATACTGTTGTTGAGGTTCCTACTGCAGAAAAATATTCATTAGCTACGAATTCCCCAAAGGCTTCTGCTCCCGCATCTGCAGTCGGTTCATTAGAAGCAACTTCGTCAACTATAAAATCAGTGACATTTGTTATAAATGTTGGCCAGTTTGCGGGCATTATTCGTTAGCATTTGTAGACTTACTGTCTTGTTGATAATTTCTATGTTTTGAAGTGCTTGATGCCTTAAACGATATGGCTTCAGTTGATGGGCTTGAAGGTCCTGTTCCTGTCGGATGGATGTGTTTTGCGTAATCATCTATAAAATCAGTAAGAAACTTTTCTAAACTTCCACCGCGCACTGCAGGCTGGCTAGTATTACCCATATCATTGAAGTCATCTCCTTCTGGAGTTGCTATATAAATGTTAGCGCCATATAAAAATATCTTACCGTCATCAGATAATCTAATAAGTGGCTCAGAATTTTTACCGTCCTTTCCATGTGCTATAACTAAGCCATCAACATCTGATTGATATATCCTAATATTTCGCTTAGCATCATATACCAGGGAAACTACATTTTCAGGTTCTCCTGACGAATCTAGCACCTCACCCTTAAGTTCTTTATTTTGATTGATTTGAAACCAATATTCTGGGTGGTATATATTTCCGTTGTCGAACCTAACAGCAACGACGTCGCCTATATTGGGAGTGTGATGAGAGCCTACATTATCTCTATTCATAGGAGTTGCCCATGGGATATTATCAGTTTCTAATAAGTCAAACTTACCAAACACCCTTACTCTACATCTTCCAAGATTATCAGGGTCGACGTTATCTACGACTTCGCCAAGCCAATGAGTATCTCTTAAATTATCTTTATATAGTTCATTTCCCATGGATGTTTCCTAAGGTATTACCTCCGCCAGTCCCGGAGTTTGTTGTATTAGAGTCTGCATTAATGTTTTCACCAACGTTTAAACCAGCTACTGCGCTTTGATCTAATGCGTCCTGTACTGTCGCTTCTTCTGGAGCAAGTCCAAAAATATTTTCTGGAATATTTTCCGAAAGAGTACCTACATCAGTAACAGTATCGACGCCTGCGACTGCATCAGCGTATATGTTCTCAAGGCTTACTGTGCTTGCCTTGTATATATCCTCTCCAAACTCCTCAGCCCTTCCTACAAGAACATCAAGCTCAGAGGCAATCAGCTCATCAGGCGACAACATATTCGCTCTCTCCTGCAACGATTCAATCTTATTTTCTAAATTATCCTCAAGAATACCCATTATCGTTTTCTCTTCTGATTCTCCTGCAGTTGCTGGTGAAAGTCTAGCGGCGTCTTGTTCAGCCTCGACTATAGTTCCATTAAGAACTCTAGCTGAAACCCTACCAACCTTTGAATAACTAAACCCAATCTCAGATGCTGCAAAACCTTCCGGCGATTTTTGTAAATCAGCAAATTGAGCAGTACCTAATGTCATATCCCATTCACAGCTTCCTAATTCAAACATGAAAAAGGGTCGCTTCTTGGATCCACTAATATTATCATTTTCGTTTGTGACTCCAGCCTCAGGACTAAACGCGTCTTTAAGGTTAAATTTTATAGCTCCGCCATCTACTCCTATTGAATCTTTAGCAGCATTTTTATCAAAGCCAAGAGAAGCTGACATTTTTGATAAGTTTTTAATTGGTCTAACCTCAGTTACGTATACCCAAACTCTAAACTTACGTAAATTACATGGAAGTATATATGACCATCTCTCTTCATCGAAAACGGCAGTTCTATATAGATGCATTAAGCCCGCAATAGTTAAATCAAGAGATTCTAATGTTCCAATTGTTATTTTCGCTTCTTCACCGCCTCTATATGGTTTATTTGGGTCGTATTTTTGAAGAGCATCGATTCCAGACAAAGACTGCCAATACCATGGCATCTCTTGATTTATTTTCTTTAAAGTCAATATGAAATCATCAAGAGCTTTCAATCTAGGTCCGTATCCGGTGCTATATTCTGCATGCGACTGAATTGGTGCCTCCTTTCCATCAGCATCTGTGTTTTGCTTTATAAATGCTCTTGCAGCTCCAGATAAAAGTGGAGAAGAAGAACCGTCCGTGAAATCGAACATAAGAGCAAAAGAAAGATATGTTGGATCAGAATATTGATTATTCTTACCTAACTTATATCCTTTTCTAAAATCGTTAAATGTACTAAAGTCTGACATATACTTATATATTCTATTTTATTAGGCTACAAATGCAGCGCTTCTTATACCTGGATGTGAGGCTTCTAAGTTTAAAAACCCTTCCTCCTTTAACTCATCAATAGAAGAAGCAAAACTAGTTGAGCTTCTACCTATTTCGGTTCCAGTTTTATAGAATACCACGGTATTCTTCGGGCCTAAGGACTCTACTTTATAAGTGAACTCTGATTGTTCTACAAATATCGTGTCTACTGGTATACGTACAGTGGGAGCATCTCCTCCACTGATAATAATATCTCCAATTGCGCCTTCATCAATAGCATCTCCCACATATACTTCAATATCTATATCGATCTCTCCCTCTGGTAGATCTGGAAATTCAGCGGGTTGAAAGCTCCAGTCTATATTCCCTGTCTTTTTATCAGATCCAGGAAGTTGAAAATCGAAATAAATATCAGACCCAGGCATTCTAACGGTCAATGAGAAAACGCCCAAACCTGTCGCTTTAACATTTATTAATCTTGCATCAGAATCTCCGCCTTCAACTGATTCAAAGCTTAACGGCGTGATCGGCGTAACCGTTATTATTGTTTCCTCAACCACTTCTTCAACCACTTCTTCAACCACTTCTTCAACCACTTCTTCAACCACTTCTTCAACCACCGGAGGTATTGGTTCTGGAGTTGACGTATCCATTGGCTTTGAGTCTAATAGTGCGCCGTCTAAATTATTAACTCTGCTATCCCACTCTCTTCTGAGCAATGTGAGCTTCTGCTTTATAGCACCATCCTTAGCGTTGTATATGTATTGAATTCCCCCAACGATATAATACCCAGTCAAGAATGAATTTATCTTCTGTTCTCCGTTTGCTGATTCGCTACCATCAGTATTACCAGTATTATCAAACCCTTCCTCTTCCTTTTTATCCTCCACTCCATCAGAACTTAATTTTTGATTAAGACCTTCTGTGAATATTATTATAGGCAATTTTTGGTATCTATATATTGCTGGATTAAAAACTGACAACTCAACCTCCAGTTTTAATTTATCAAGCTCTAACATATTTTGTTTATTATGCAGCTCTGCAAATTTCCAGTTTGGGTGTGTGTTGTTTACGCTAAAACTATTACAAGATCTTCCAGTGTATTTGTATTTAATCTCATCAAGGTATCTCTCCTCTCCTCTCCTACCCTTTAAAGGCTCTCCAATGTCAGATATCGTATCGCTAGAAATAGCCTCGATGTCAGCTCTAATTTCTCCAAGTCCACCATTATCATGCATTGGGTTATCTTCATAATATTGCAAAACTCTTTTATATCCATGAGTTCTAGCAACCTTACCAGAACCATACTTAAGCGCAAATTTAGATATATGAGTATTTGAACCCTCTGCAGCATCAAGTGTACTTAATACAAGTGCAGCTGTAATCTCATCATCAGGCTCTCCAGCATTCTCATCGTATCTTTCAGCAAAATTAGCAAATGAAATATCTACGCCATCTTCTGCGTTTATAGCCTTGTTTACATCAACATATGTTAAGTAGTAGTATGGATCGATAGA